AACCTTTCTATTATTACAGTTTTGCTTCTTTCTCTTTCTTTTCAAGTTTCCTTTTCAAATTTGGAATGATAAATTTTTCTAAAAGCTCAAGGCTAAACTTTATATCACTCCCTGAAAGAACTGAACGATATTCGCCCTTTACTACAAAAATAAAATCAGCTTCTTTATAATACCTTAATTCACGAAGGCAATCAAGACAAACAACAATCCTTTCAGTCCAAAAAGAAGTATTACAAAAATAACATTTCCCTTCACTCATTCCTGCACCCCCAAACGATTTTGTTTAATCTTGTCAAAATCAACAATGCTTTCAATCAAATCAAGAACCGTGTTTCCATAACTAACCTTTTCTTTATTAGAACAAGATGAACTAGAATTAATAGCAGCCCTTGCAGAATTCAACGCATCAAAAATATACTTTTCCAAAATATTAAACTCTGCCTTTGCGTTAGTAACTTCTTCCAAGCATCTTTTTTCTGTTGTCTTTCGTGAAGCAATTACAAAGCGTTGAATTTCTTTACCTATTGGGTCTTCAATTCTATATCCTTCTAATAGTCGATAATGTTCCCATGTGTTGAATTCGCCGTTGCTTTCTTTTTTTGCTTGGGCGTTCAATACTTTTATGTCTTTTAAAGAAATTTCTTTTTCAAAATATTCTCTGTCAATTATTTCAAAATCATTATGTCCTGTTTCGTCTCTATGTTTTACCCTTTCTTCTGGTTCGCATAACTTTTCACAAAACTTGCACTTGTAACCAATAAGTTCTTTATCGGTCTTTCTTTTTCTACTCTTTTCTGTTCTGAATGCTGGGTAGGGGTATAGTATTCCACTCACACACCATCTATTTCGACAATTTCCTTTGTTGTCTTTTATTTTGTGGCAGTCTGGGCATTCATCTGAAAACCAAGCGTCTGAACTTTGAAAATCAAACACGTCTTTGCAAAAGTCTATGAATTCATTTCGTATAGTTTCTCTGATTTCTTTACTTTCTATTTTTAGATTTACTTCGAGTGTTGCTTCACCTGCGCAAATTCCAACAGACTCTTCGCCTGCATCCACGCATTTTATTTTTGTGTCTTTTTTTCCTTCAGTCATTCCTGCACCCCCAAACGATTTTCTACTCTTTTTGCAAATACTTTTATATACTCTCCAACAATTCCTTCTCTTTTAGAAGATTCACTTTCAAGTATTTCCAAGCATCTTTTTTCTGTTGCCAAACGAGAAGAAACAAAAGACTTTCTAATTATTTCCCTAACTTCTTTTTCTATTTGCTCCGTTGGAATATCAAGCTGTTCAGCCTCACCTGTTTCTTCTAACCAATTACTAAATAAACTTTCTTCCAAAACTTTGTTTTCTTCTGCATCCAGTACTTTAACATCTTGTTTTTCCAAAGAAAAACGAGATAAGGAAAATCCAACAGACTTTCCGACATCTTGTTTTGAAAGTTTTTGCTTGTTCATATTTTAATCATCCTCGCCATAGCCATAGCCAGAGCCAGAGCCATCGCCATAGCCAGAGCCATAGCCATCGCCATAGCCAGAGCCAGAGCTATAGCCATCGCCATCGCCATAGCCATAGCCAGAGCCAGAGCCATCGCCAGAGCCAGAGCCATAGCCAGAGCCATCGCCAGAGCCATCGCCATAGCCAGAGCCAGAACCATAACCATAACCATAGCCAGAAAGAGCAGTATTTCCTTCACTATCCTTTGGACTTTCCTTTACTTTTTCCATTCAGGAACACCTGCAATACTCTTTCTTGCCTTTTCAGAAACATCAAGAACTTCAATAACTTCCGTTAACTCAACTCTTGAAACCTCACAAGGAAACTTACAATTCTCTGGCTTTGAAGTTCCATCAACAGCCAACTGACTTAAAGAAGCCGCACCATCCCAATAATAAATCAGTCTAGCATTCAAAACAACTGCTTCCTTTCCCTTTCTTGAATTCAAATATCCTGCAAAAACCCCTGCCGAATAAGTTCTCACAATCACATACTTTTTTCCCTTCAACAATATTGCTGGCACGCTTGCTTTCACACTCGAAGCCAACACATACTTTTCGCCATCTATTTCAATCTCATTCTTCATAACAAATACCTCCAAGTATCTTTACAACATTCACTCATTCTTTTTCTTCCACCGCCTTTTGTTTTCTAACTTTCATTGCTAAACATTCTCTTGTTTTTCTATGTTCGTGGCTTACTAATCCTTGCAATTGTCTTTCAGTAATTGAATACCTTTGCTTCAATAACTTGCTTCTTAATTCACTCATTTACATACATCCTATTCCTGTATACATACAAGGTCTTAACATTTGTGAAACAAAAAAACCCAGTAAAAGTCCTGTTGCAAAATATATAATTTCCCATTGTGTTTCTTCACTCATTTCTTTTTCGCCTCTTTTTCAGCCCAAGAAAGCATTTTATTTAAAACATTCTTTGCTCCTTTTGCATAATCGCTTTCAGAATTACCAAAAAACTGCAAACGAATATTACAACATTCTTTTAGTGCTTCAACCGAAACAACAGGCACAAGGTCTACTTCTGCTATTTCATAATAAGGAACATTAACTAATTCTCCATGCCATATTCTTCCAACAGCATCTTTCTCTTTAAACCCCCAAACGATTTTCTACTCTTTTTGCAAATACTTTTATATACTCTCCAACAATTCCTTCTCTTTTAGAAGATTCACTTTCAAGTATTTCCAAGCATCTTTTTTCTGTTGCCAAACGAGAAGAAACAAAAGACTTTCTAATTATTTCCCTAACTTCTTTTTCTATTTGCTCCGTTGGAATATCAAGCTGTTCAGCCTCACCTGTTTCTTCTAACCAATTACTAAATAAACTTTCTTCCAAAACTTTGTTTTCTTCTGCATCCAGTACTTTAACATCTTGTTTTTCCAAAGAAAAACGAGATAAGGAAAATCCAACAGACTTTCCGACATCTTGTTTTGAAAGTTTTTGCTTGTTCATATTTTAATCATCCTCGCCATAGCCATAGCCAGAGCCAGAGCCATCGCCATAGCCAGAGCCATAGCCATCGCCATAGCCAGAGCCAGAGCTATAGCCATCGCCATCGCCATAGCCATAGCCAGAGCCAGAGCCATCGCCAGAGCCAGAGCCATAGCCAGAGCCATCGCCAGAGCCATCGCCATAGCCAGAGCCAGAACCATAACCATAACCATAGCCAGAAAGAGCAGTATTTCCTTCACTATCCTTTGGACTTTCCTTTACTTTTTCCATTCAGGAACACCTGCAATACTCTTTCTTGCCTTTTCAGAAACATCAAGAACTTCAATAACTTCCGTTAACTCAACTCTTGAAACCTCACAAGGAAACTTACAATTCTCTGGCTTTGAAGTTCCATCAACAGCCAACTGACTTAAAGAAGCCGCACCATCCCAATAATAAATCAGTCTAGCATTCAAAACAACTGCTTCCTTTCCCTTTCTTGAATTCAAATATCCTGCAAAAACCCCTGCCGAATAAGTTCTCACAATCACATACTTTTTTCCCTTCAACAATATTGCTGGCACGCTTGCTTTCACACTCGAAGCCAACACATACTTTTCGCCATCTATTTCAATCTCATTCTTCATAACAAATACCTCCAAGTATCTTTACAACATTCACTCATTCTTTTTCTTCCACCGCCTTTTGTTTTCTAACTTTCATTGCTAAACATTCTCTTGTTTTTCTATGTTCGTGGCTTACTAATCCTTGCAATTGTCTTTCAGTAATTGAATACCTTTGCTTCAATAACTTGCTTCTTAATTCACTCATTTACATACATCCTATTCCTGTATACATACAAGGTCTTAACATTTGTGAAACAAAAAAACCCAGTAAAAGTCCTGTTGCAAAATATATAATTTCCCATTGTGTTTCTTCACTCATTTCTTTTTCGCCTCTTTTTCAGCCCAAGAAAGCATTTTATTTAAAACATTCTTTGCTCCTTTTGCATAATCGCTTTCAGAATTACCAAAAAACTGCAAACGAATATTACAACATTCTTTTAGTGCTTCAACCGAAACAACAGGCACAAGGTCTACTTCTGCTATTTCATAATAAGGAGCATTAACTAATTCTCCATGCCATATTCTTCCAACAGCATCTTTCTCT